ACCAAGGGCATTATACAACCCAACACCACCAATACCTGCACCAAGAGCCTGCTGGTAAGAAGATGGCCCTTCGCCAAATGCTGTTCTAGTGGTTCCGGGCGCAACCGGAATACCCTGAAGGATGTTACTGAAGAATCCAAGCTGTTCACGACCAAATGCTTGCTGACGCAAGAAGTCCTGATATCCCATATCAAGGCTACGTTGCTCCATGTCTCGCATATTCTGGCCTGCCGCCTGCAAGTTCTGCAATCGCTCAAGCTCCATACGCTGATCTTGACCGCCAAGGCTACCAAGAAGCTCAGAGGATCGCAGTATCTGATCCCTGTTTGCTCTATCTGAGTCTAACGCCTGCATTGCTAGATTGGACTGGTTTAGCATGTACTGATTATTTGTGTCTCTAGCGGCCATTCTGGCATCGTTCTGAGCCTGATTAACGCGCTCTTGTATCTCTTGAGAAGAAAGACCAAGCCTAGCACCTTCTTGCTCGGCACGTTGCTGTGCTTCAAACACCGCTCTGTCTTCTTGCTGTTGAGCCATTCTAAGCTGTTCGTTTTCAGAGAATGCTGTCTGAGAGAACTGCTCCTGAGCTTGACGGGCCGACTCTTCTTGCTGTTGAGCAGTTAACCCTAACTGAGCGGCTTGCTGTCTTGCCTGCTCGCCTGCATTAAACGCCGCAAACTCAAACTGCTGTTGCTGTTGCCTAGCCTGATCAAACTGATTGAACGCATTGACCTCAAAGTTCTCTCTAGCCTGATTAGCCGCATCAGTGGCTTGTTGGGCTGTTAGACCTAACTGTGCCGCCTGTTGTCTTGCCTGTTCTCCAGCATTAAAAGCCGCTTGTGCAAACTGCTCTTGTTGCGCCCTTGCGTCCATAGTCTGCCCGTAAGCCGACTGACGGAACTGTTCTGCCGCTCGTTGAGCCTCTTCATTCATCCCGAATGCAGACTGACCAAATTGCTCTTGCGCTCTTCGTGCGTCATCTAGCATCTGATAAGCTGACTGATCAAGCCCTGCTTGCGCTCTTCGACCCTCTTCAGTCATTGAAAATCCACTCTGAGCAAACTGCTCTTGCGCTCTTCGCGCCTCGTCTGACATTCCGAACGCGCTTTGAGAAAATTGCTCTCTCGCCTGTTGCGCGGCATCTTCTGCTTGCTGGGCTGTCATGCCTAGCGTAGCGGCTTGCTGTTTAGCCCTTTCACCCGCTTCAAAGGATGATATCGCCATCTGCTGTTGAGCTTGTCGCGCCTGCTCAGTAGTGCCAAAGGCAGACTGCCTAAACGTCTCCTCTTGACCTCTAGCGGATCGATCAGCCTCAAACGCCTGTAAAGCCTGATTAAATGCCGCTTGATCGCCCGTAGCCTGTATGTCAGACAACTGTTGCTGTAGGTTTCTGTCCTGCTCGGCAAGCAAAACACCCTCACGGTAGCCGCCAAAAGCACCAGAACCAGCCGCTTGAAGGCCGATATCTGCCGCGCTCTTGTCAGCTTCTCGCCTAGCTTCTCGCTTCTGAACATCGGTGACAAGTTGCTGATAAGGATTCATGTACTGCTCAAGAACACCCTGATCGGTTACGCTTCCTGCCTCAAAACCACTCTCAAGGTCTCTAGCGGTGTAATCTTGGCCTAGCTCTCTAGCCACATATCCTGCATCAAAATCCCTGCCTTGATATTGCGAGTCATAATCTTGAGCTTGATAGCCTTGATTATAATCTTGAGCCTGATAACCTTGATTAAAATCTTGAACCTGATAGCCAGTGTCGTACTGCTGAGGCGCGTACTGAGAAAGAAGGTCTTCAGCTACAAACTGAGAGCCTCTTCCGCTAGCGTCATAGCCAGCATCAAATTGCATTGGCTGATAGCCAGTACCGCGATACATGGCCTGATAATCATTGCCTATGTCCCCCGCCTGATAGCCAGAATCAACGTCCTGAGCCATATAGCCAGAATCTCTCTGGCCTGCTTCAAAGCCTTGACCTATCCTTCCTGCGCGATAACCAGAGTCAATGTCTCCAGCAAAATATCCTGAATACTGAGCATCAGGCCGATAGGCATTAGCGACTTGCATTGCTTGATTTGGGTCTTGATAGCCAACTCCTGCCGCCAACTCAGAAGCCTGCTGTAATTGCATTGGATCGCCACGATACGCCATATCAGCGATACCGCCCATAGCGTCCATTTCATACGGATCAAAGTCGGCAATACGAGGAGCCATGTAGCCCTCATATCCTCTTTCGCTTTCATACGTTGCCCTATCTAAGAGGTTTTCATAGAACGGTCTTGCGTATTCGGGCAAGTTGGTTGTTGTTTGCTCGACTTCTTGTACGCCACCGCCGCCGCCACCTTTGCTCATTTCTCAATCCTCTTCTCATAAACAACATATGACTGTTCAAAGTCATCTTGCTTTAGCCATTTCCAGAATCCCTGCCTTGCAGTGGCCTCTATTCCGTCACAACCTGAATCTTTGGCGAAGCCGTTGAACTTTTCAAGCATATCCCACACCCAGTCGTTGAAGTTGTCTCCTCCAAGGAACTGAATGGCAAGCATCCTTTTGTTTGGATAATCTATAAACTCTGTAGTGCCTACGCCCTCAATCTCTTTATCTTCATTAAACGCCAACCAAAGATGTTGTTGACCGCTAGAGATGACCTGAAAAAGGACTTCCATCGTCCAGCGCCCATTAGAGCGTATTACAGCGCGTTTAAGCTGATCCTCTACGTCAGGCCACAATGCATTTAAATACGTTGTAGGGGCTATTGTGATGGTGTGTGTGATCTTTCTGGGGGCGTTCTTGTTCTTTACCCGTGGTTCTCTAGAAAGGTCTCTTTTAACCTCTTTCTTTTCGGCTACGCTACTCATGCAGGCAATACCCCACCTTGTTTAGCTTGAATTGGAGCAGGCTGTCTAGTTGTTCCGGTTCTTGTTGACCGAACCCTATCTAGCATCTCATCTAATTGTTCTGCGCCAGCACTTGAGCTTCCGTCACCAATGCCAGAAACTACATCAGCGGGAACAATGTACTCGTCAGGGCTTACTGCGACTGGCTGTTGATTGCCAATCATGCCCATAACCTCGTCATCCATGCCTCCACCTTGGCCCTCTATCTTACCTTCTGTTTGGGCGTTTGGCACTACCGATTGTAGCACTGTATCGCGCAACTGAGCGAAGACTTCACTGCCGTAGGTATCTACGAACATGTTAATAGCAATCTCAGCCTGCTCTGGAGGCAACTGGCCTAGAATCGCTTGAGTTACCTGCTCCAAAAGTCTGCTTTCATCGCCTTGGGGAGTCATGCCACCCTCGGCAAACATGCTACCGGGAGGTAACGCCTGCTCTTGAGGTAATGAATTGATAAGGCTAGCCATAGCATCGTCACCTATCTGCGCTCGTATCTGCTGAAGCTTGGCTGTAAGCTCTTGATACCGCTGAGGGTCTCCTCTCGATCCGTCAGGGTCTGCCTTAGCTACGGCCTTAACCTCAGATAAGACTGACATAATCTCATCTTGGCTCATTTGAGTTGCGTCCATCTGTCGTGGAGGCTGATCAGGATAGATATTCATCTCCATACCCTCTGAACCCATAGATGGAGATAGTGAAGGAATACTCTGGCCTTCAGCTAAAGACACAATGCCTCCACTAGCCATTTCGTTTCTGTTGTATATCGGTACGGTCAAGTCTCCGTAATTGCTAGCAAAGCTCCTGCGAAGGTCTTCACTACCAATTCCAGTTACCAAAGCGCCAGCCTCTCTTGCGGAACTGTCCCTCAAGGCTCTTTCTGCATCACTTGCATCAAACGCACCGCGACCAGCCCTTAATGCATTATCCCTAAGCATAGTCTCTACTTCTGCGTTTGGCGTGTTTGCATTCCGAATGTTACTTCCACCTTTGTTTGGGAATGTTGGCGTATAGATGGGGTCTCCATCTGCTGGTGGGGCTGGTGGAGTCCCTGTATCGGTATCACCGCCAGTACCTTCTTCTGGCAAGGGCTGTCTAAAGTAAACCTTCTCTGCACCAAATCCTGCGCGAGGGTCTCGACCTTCAGCTACCATAGCCGCTGACTCAGCCTCTAACTCCGCACCTGTGACAACTCTGGGGGGTCTAACTGAGCGTTGCGTCTCTACAGCATTGCCTCTATTGAAGTTGAACCTACCAATGTCATAGGGGAGTCCACCTCCCTCAAACATCTGAACAGGCGCTCTGCCCATGTTCTCTAGGTTATTGCGTTGGCGCATGTAATCTTGAGGGTTAATCGAAGTTAAACCGCCCTGATTGTACCCGTATGCTCCTGTATATGGGTTGTTAAGAGCAGTGTCCTTCCGGGCCATCTCTACCGCATAGTCTCTCCGCGCATAAGCATCTGCCAACTCCGCATCTTTCTCAGCCTGCCTCTTACGCCCAGCCGCCCTCATGTCATCTGAAAGCATCTCGCCTGCTCTTGCACCTTCACCTACCGTTATAGGAAGGATTGACTGCGTGGACATCAATTCCTTGCCGAACTGTCCAGCGAAGTCTAGCGGCTTGTCAGCGAAGTTTTGACCAATGTTCGCCCCTGCCTGAGAGGTTGCGTCAGCCAAAGTATCCGCCTTGTAGGCAATGCTTTCAAAATTAGGGGCTGGAGCGCCTACCTGTCCTGAAGGCATTGGTGTGGAGATAGGCGCATTAAGCGTCTGGCTTCTAGCTATATCAGCCGTAGTGCTAGCACCTGTGTCAGCGAGACTTTTAAGGCTAGCAAGCTCATCTGTCGATGATGCGAGGTCGGCTGTGGCATCAACCACAGCGGGATCAAGAGCCGCAGATGCTCCCTGCAATGCTGTACCAATGCCATAGCCAGTAAGTCCTGACATTATTCCCTGCTTCAAGTCACCCGTAAGGGCTGTGGTGGCAAGCCCAGAACCAATCGCTCCAGCGGCGGCAGAACTTAATCCCCCCGCTATAAGGCTTGATCCAGCGCCAGTCAGGAATGTGCTACCTGCAATACTGCCAAGCAATGGCGCTAAAAAGGGCAGAAACGCCTCTGGCTGACCTGTTACGGGGTTAGTGGTCAAAGAGCCTGTAGGAGACAGAGAAGCAAGTCCTGCAACCTCGACAGGGTTCATGTGAACCATCATGCTATCGCCATAACGTCCGTGAGTAGCCATTTGATCGGCAACCCTCTGCATTGGGCGTTGGTTTGCATATTGCGCGTTAGGGTTGTTCATTAACTTGTCTCCACACCGAATAGGTTAAAACTTACATCTACAGCACTGGCGTACACCTTGATGACATCGGTCTGTCCAAGGCAAATACCAATTACTACAGTTTGAGTTGTGTTAGCCGCGAGGGCTTGATCGTAGAATAAAAATTGCTTATCGTCTGCACCAGCCCCTGCAACATGTACGCTCACCCTGAAGGTGATGCTAGAGCCTGTTCTGTTGCAAATAACTAAAGAGCTTACTGTTGTTTGAGTTAGGTCAGGTACAGTATATAAAGTGGTTGTTGTTGTGGCCGCTGGATCAAGCTGACCCAATACCTTAATAGCGTCAGTCATGATGCACCCATCAATAGAAACTGAAATCTACGCATGGCTAACGAACCCTCTTTGTCACCTTGAGTTTTTGCCGCTGTTATTTCAACCTCATGCTGATTAAAAGCATCTTCAATGACCTTTCTAGTCAAAGACTCGTTAGGCACACTGTACTCACCAAGAGGGATAGGTAGGGGGGTTTTTCTTATAGCCATTATCTTCTACCATCCTGTCTAATCTGAAATCTAAGAGTTCCAAGTCTCCAACCGTATCCTGAGCCTGTGCTTTCCACCCTGATCACTGGGTGTCTGGCTCGCGCTCGCAGGTATGACTCTGTTGTTGACTGGTTAACAGTAACGGATGAAAGCGTTGTCGTGTCCTGAAGCGGATAATCCCTGCCCTTTACCGTAATTGCAACCGAGGGGTTGGCTCCATCAAAAGAGAAGTCAGGTATAACCTTGCTCATAAACATGAACCCTTCACCGTCACCTATCTCAAGGTCTCCAGATTCCACATAAGCCGTCATAGCGGAGCCGTCAGCATCAAAGCCAGTCTCATGGCTATAGAGATAGTTGTAGGTTGCGGCTGTATCTGTATCCACGCTCGTTGCTATGGGGCTATCTCCCATTCCTGAATCAAACCATGCGCCTCTATCTAACGTCCCTACAGACCACAGGTTTTCCTCGTAGTTGTACGTTACATAGTTGGTTATCTCTGTATCTCCAGTTCCTATAGGATAATACCAAGTAACCTCAGAGTATGCAGAGTTTTCAGCCGCAAATACTTTGTAAGATTGACTGACATTTAAGTTGGAGAAAACATAGTCCTTAACGGAGCATGGAAGAGGCTGAACTGAGCCGTTATAGACGTTAAAGCCACCTTCATCCATAAAATAAACGGAGCCTCTAGCGTTAATTGCCGCTCTAGGAGAGACCATCGACACATCAGTACTTAGTGTTGAGAAATCAAATACAAACGGGCCGCCCACAAACCTCATTGAGTGCAGGCTTTCATCTGTAAACACAAGTATCTCTTGCCTTGTTTGAACAGCGCCAACAATTAATGAGCCAGAATTTATTCGCACACCGCCTGCCGTGTTGGTTGCAGTGGGTGTCCAGTCGGTCAAGCTACCCTGATCAGAGAAGCGTATAAACAAGGGGTCTAGAATTGATGAGCCTATGGGGTTCACCCCAAAGGCGATAACGTGCTGATCTATATCAGACACCAATATCTGCAATGCCGCTGTTGGAGGGTTTGATCCGCCAAGAGATGCATCAGTAATATCTACAGCCCTGCTTGCAAGGCCAGCAGAGAGGTCAGAGTAATACACGCCTCCTCCCCGCACGTTAAACAAAAGGTCTTCACCGAAGTTATCTTGGCTAAATAGCCTCAACTGACTTCCGGGCGTAATAGCTGATACAGAGCCAAATCCACCGCTCCCCCAAGTGTCAACACCCCATCCTGTACTTTGAACAAAGGTGTTTAGACCTGTATTTATTTGATACGCACCAACGGTGCTACTGCCGCCATTTCCAGAGTCGCTGGCGTTTGCCGTCACGACATTTCCAGATGTATCTTTCGCAACAATAGTGTAGGTGTTAGCGGTCAGAACCGAGGCTATTTGATACTCTTGGTTGAGAACGCTAGCCGCGATAGTGCCGCCAAGGGTAGCCGCATCAGAAAACGTCACAAAATCATTGGAGTTAGCGCCATGAGCGGTGTCTGTTATGGTTATTGTCGAACTTCCGTTTGAAGCCGCGAAGGTAACGTCACCAGCAGATGTAGTAGCCCTTATTGGAGTAACATCGTTAAAATTAATGCCTTCGGTGATGTAGAACTTTAGATTCGTTCCGACACCCGTGTGTTTGGTAGCGCCCAAACTAGCCCAAGTCATCAGTGATCTACAAACACCCTGAAAGGCGTTAGTTGAAAACTTAGTCCAGCCGCCTATTTTTTCAGGGCGACCTTTTCTAAAGCGTATCTTGTCAGAATCAGTCCACCCCTGATCGGCAGTATAGTCTGTCCCTTCTTTGCTAATTCCAGCGGCAAACTGAATCTTCTGTAAGGGCATAATTAACCACCATAGGGAGGATTAAATGGAATCTGAGGCATTGGTCTTCCGCCCTTGGTTGGGCCGCTTGGCATCCTTCCGCCCTTAGATGGGCCGCTCATTGGTGGCCGACCATACGGACTAGGCATCCGAGGACTAGGCATAAAAGGTGGAGGCATTCTTCTTGGCGGTTGAGCGGGAGGTCTTCCGCCCTTAGATGGGCCGCTAGGAGGTCTTTGCCCGTAAGGAGGCCGAGGCATACGCTGAGGAGGCTGATACCTCTGAACAGGACGATATGATCGAAACTGAGGATTACTCATAGACGGTGCGCGATACTGTCCACGCAAGCTAGCTATTCCTGACTGATCAGAAAATAATCCACTAGGAGGTCTAGGTCTTGAATAAGGAACGTAAGGCTCAGGTGCTGGCGCAGGAACCTTGAGGAACTCGCCGTCTTTTATCACTGGGTCTTCTGATGCAGATTGATAACGCTGTTCAGGACTTGGAGTATCAAAGTTATCAATAGGATCAACTGGTTCCTGACCTGCATTAGGATCAACTGGTTCCTGACCTGCATTAGGATCAAACCTTATTGGCCCTGAAGGGTTATAGCCACCCTTGCCGCCGCTCATACGAAACTGGGAAGGATCAAACTGCGTAGGATTAAAGCGAGGGTTAGGATTGAGACCAGAGGTGCTTGACATGTTGTCCTGCGCCACAAAGCCAGATGGTGCTGTTCTCAGATCGAACGCTTCGTTCTGGCCTCTCATTGGCTGTCTGCTACCCATACTAGGCCGTGAGGTTGGCATAGAGCCTGATCCTCCCTTGCCACCACTCATTCTAGGGTTTGTTTGATTACGCCCAAACGCTTCGTTCTGGCCTCTCATTGGCTGTCTGCTACCCATTCCCATTATTGATACTCTCCAGTTCTTATCATGTTAGTGACCTCAACAGCCCTGTTACCGACCTGCTGGCTCCACCTAGAGTCCATAAACTCATCTGCCGCCCTGCTATAGTTTTTCTCAGACATGGCCTGTAATGCATTCTTAAACTTTCTTAATGATGTTTGACCTACATTAAAGGACAGGTCAACCATCGCATCTTTTCTTACAGGATCAAGACCATCAAACCAATCATACTCTGATGATAACTCATCAATAACCCTATAGATATCGTTCGTTAACAGTGACAAAACCTCAGAATCAGAAAGACCTAGCCCAGAATCGGAGATGTTTCTGCCAACTCCTATCGTTTCATAGCCAGCAGAACATTTATATACATGCCGTTTAACGCCTTCATGGCGTTTTAGCATTATTATAAGCCTATTGAATCTAGGCTGACTCACTTCTTTACGGCCTTCTTGGTGTACGCCTCGTTCTTTTCTGTGTCAGGATTGTCACCGACAAAGCGCCCTTTTTTGTCTCTCGCACGAACTAATTCGTCTTCCGGGGTGTGTTTATGCTCTTCTTGACTAGTTGAGAACAGTGAGGCTATCCAAGTAAATAATCCCATTTTATTTCTCCCGTGATACTTTCTGAATCTTCTCAACGGTACGCATACCGCCAAGACCAAGCATACCTAAAAGCACAGGCATCATCTCAGACATCTGTAGTAGAGGTATGGCTATCTCGCTCCCTGCAACCGCCAAGGCAAAGTTGCCCATAGGGATCAGGATGTAGTTTGAGGCCATGCCGATTACAGTCACCCATCCCACGGCTGGTCGCCATCCAGCAACAAACATTGATTTTGAGGCCGCTTCGACCTTATTGACCTCCAACTGCCCCTTAGCGAGTTCTTGAGCATGGCGCTCGGACATGGTGGCTATCTCATGTGCCAAGGCGTTTTTGGTATCTTTATCTTCGATGAACTTGTCAAGAAGCCCCGAAACTGGGCCGATTAGTGCTTGTAGCATATCTACTTCCTCGTCA